GCGGTGACCGCTCCGCCCGAGATCGTGAGCTCGGTGGCCGAGGAGAATATCACACTGTCGATGGCCTCCCCACTATCATGCAGATAGTAGCCCGTGCGGTCGTCCGTAATGCTCACGATGTCCCCAGAAGCGGCCACCACTGTCGCCATGGGGAACGCGCCATCGGAGAAGCCGGTCGTGTTGTCGCTGACCGCCCCCGCGTTGTCGCACTCGATGTAACTGGTGTCGTCGTCGGCCACATTGAGGTTGCCAGCCACCACATCTATCGGGGCCCCGTTGCCATAGCGGATCCGGCCGGCGCAGTAGTCCACCTGGAGGCCGCCGCCGTCAGTGCACTCCAGACCGGAGGTGCCCTGAACATAGCTCTGCACCGCCCGGACCTCGTTGACTATCGCCTGCATATGCGCGCCCGCGATCTGGTCAGGCGTCGCGGCATCGCGGTCGGTGGCGTCGTCGTGCGCCGTCGTGGTGCCGAGCGTCCGGGCGAGCTCGCCGGGGAACTTGGCTGTAGGGTCGCTATAATCAGGCATCCCTCATCTCCCGCTGCATCTTCCGAAGCGCCCGCTCCCTGCATCCTTCACAGCCGCGGAGGTCCTTGATGTCCGACCTCCGCACATGCGGGGGCGGGGAGATTTCCGGCCCTATGGCCAGCCCGGCCGGGCAGTCGAAGTCCGGGACCGACAGGTCCGGGAACCGCTTGACCATATCACGGCGCCAGCCGGACATCCCGCGGCACATGTCCACAATGGAGGCCGTGCCGTTGCACCGCTCGCAGAATCTCTCCCGGAAGGTCATGTGCAGCTCACCACGCATGTGGCCCCCACTGAATTTGCGCAGGTGGTGCCGTCGGCGCACCATGTATCATCACATGACACCTCGGCATAACTGCCGGCGGGATCGCAGGAAGGTCCTCCCCCAGCCCGGCGCCAGAGCTTGCCGCAACCCGTGGTGCCGTAACGAATCAGGTGCACCTCCCAGTTCGCCCCGTCCCATTCCAGCTGCGAGAAGTTCAGGAAGTCCGGCTTGTGGTCGCAAAAGTAGACGCACGATGCGAAGTACCTGAATGATTGCTTGCCGTTGAATGTGGCCAGGTCCCCGGCCAGGCCCGCGAACGTGGCATATAGGGCCTCAGTCGCCCTGCGGATGTGCCCGGTTCCAGAGGCCTTGACCATGTGGCCGCCGCTGTCCCTGATGATGTGGCTGGCATGGGCCATCAGGTGCACTCCACCAGTGTATCCACGATTACCCGGGTTTCAGCCGTCACGTTCACCAGCCGCCCGAGCACATCATAGGTTAGTGTCCGATAGAAGGCATATATTATCTTGTCCCCTTCGGGGTCGTACGCCACCCTCACGCAGATCGTGAGGTCCAGTGAGCCATCAGTGCCTATCTCCCAGGTGTCGGTCTGGGCCGTCTCTTCGCTACCGCCCGTGTGGTCAATGGTCGTGTCGACGGCGCTGGGGAGGCATGGAGCCGAGATCGGCCCGCGGCCGCGCCGCTGCGCGCGGGTGCCCCCCTGCCCCTGCCACCATTTGAGCATCTGGCTGATGAGGCGAACTGACTGCTCGTCGAATGCATATCCTTGGGCCATATCAGACGTTCAGCTGCAGCGTATCGAAATCCTTCTCTTCAAGCGTGCGAAATGACTGATAGTGCGCCGCAGCACCCACAGCCAGTTCCGCGCCGCTGCCGTCCAATTTGACCGGCTCTGTAATCGTCGTCTTGCCGCTGACGCCCTTGACGCTTTCGGTGATTTTCTTCATGGTGCTGCCGTCCTTCTCGCGCAGCCCCTGGTCGAGCACCTCCCTGATGAACGTGTCCTCATTGAACTCGACCCGGTAGGTGACCACCCAGTATTCCTGGCCGTTCTTCTCGGCCTTCTGCGCGCTGTACTCGCTCAGGCGCGCTTCCCACTTCGCTGCCGTGTGGCCGGCGATGATGGTCTGGGCGTCGTTGATCGTGTTGATGTACTCGGCCGCCTGATCAGCGTCATAGGTCTCTTCGTTACGTGTGATCGTCACCTCGAGGTTGAACACCTCCTCGGTGATCGTGGGGTCGAAGGCATCCCCGGCCGAGTTGGCGATAGGGTTGCCGTCCCGGTCCTCATAGACGGGCTCGGTGGATGATCGGAAGCCCCAGTTGACCGCCGGCGGCTCCTCGAGCGGGTTCTCGACCGGCTCTGAGCCACGCGCCCGGTAGGTCTTGGTCTTGTAATTGGCGGTCACAAGCCAGTTGATGCGGTCCTCTGGCCCCCCAATGGGATCTGCGGACAGATCCGTGACCGTGGCATACGGCACCAGCGGATGCCCATCGCCCACCTTGGGGGGCGTTTCTGCCGTGGAGGGGTCCACGGCCGTCAGGGCCGCCACATTGCCGTAATCAGGCACGGTGAGCTTCACGTGCCAGATGCGCACTACTCGGGTCGAGGTGGCATCCTGCCTTGCGCTGGTCCCTGTCGCGATCTCTCTGACGAATTCCGTGGCCATTACGCTCGAATCCCCACCACCTGGACCTGGGTCTCGATTACCGCGCCAAGGAGGTCATTCGTCCTGGCGGTGTTACGGTTGATCTCCTGCTGTTCGCGCAGAGACCTCTTCGAGTCCTTCTCCAAGGAATCGAGGCCCGGCAGCGACGCGGAAAAGGCCGCCATGGTGCCGCGCTCGAGGGCCGCGGCCCTTTGGGGTCCCATCCGGCCCATGGTCGCACCGGCCGCCCCGGTCAAGCCCGCCTTCAGCTTGTCCGATGTGGTCTGCGCGTCCTTGGCCGCCTGTGCGCTGCTGTTTCGGATGCCCTCGAAGAATGCCTTGACACGCTCCTGCATGGAGCCTTCCTGAAACCCGCGGTAGGCGTCCACGGCCTTCCGAGCGTTCTCCTGAGCCTGCTCAGCCCATTCCTGCCCGGCCGCCTTGTCGAGAAAGCGGTTCCAGGATTTCTCGGCCGCTGCCGCTGATTCCTGGGCCAGCTTGTCGAGAGCACCACCCATGCCGCGGCCGCTCACGAGCCTATCGTATATCTCCCGCGCCCGGTCGGCCGACTGTTCCGCCCCGGTTGCAAGCTCATCCGACCATTCCTGCATACTGGCCGCCGCCTTGCTCAGGCCACTGGCCATCTCATCCCCGATGCCGGGGATGCTCTTAGCAAGCCGCGCGTATTCCGCCACCGCAGTCGCGATCCAACCGGCCAGTTTCCCGACGGCCGTCTGCAAGCCCGACGAGAAGACCGCAAACAGGGCCTCCAGCCCGCCGAGTATCCGGTCCGTGACGGTCAGGATGGTCGCCGTCGCCCCCAGCACGCCCGTCTTGATAAACTCCATGCCGTCAAGAATAGTCGCGATCGCCGTGTCAGCCCCGGACGCCAGCGCATAGAAGCCAGCCTTGATAAGATTCACGCCGTCAGCCACGTATGCCGCCGCCTTCATCACCCACTCGAATCCGTCGACCGTCCGCTGCGCCCATGTTCGCCCGGACGTGGCCATCTCTGTCAGCTTGTTTGCGGCGGCTTCCACGAATGGGGCGAACTGGATGGCGATCTGATTGGCCAATCCAGTCATGATTCCTCGCATCCGCTCCATGGCATCGTTCGCCTGCTCTACCTGCCGTGCCTGCTTTCGGCTGAAGGTAAGGCCCAGCTTCTCGGCCTCAGCCATCACCTTGCGGATGCTCGCGCTGCCCTGGTCGAGCACATTGACCATGGCTATCCCGCTGCGCCCGAAAAGCTTCTGCGCGGCCGCCGCCTTGTCTGCCTGCGTCGGTAGCCGCGAGAGCGCGTCGGATACCTGCAGAAGAGCCGCGGTTGGCGTCTTGGCAACCAGCTCATCGGCCGTAAGGCCCATCGCCTCAAGGGCATCCTTGGCCTCACCGGTGCCCATGCGTACATCCCCGAGATTTTTCGCGAACTTCTCGAGGGACTTGTAGACCGTCTCGGTAGTCATACCCGAAATGCGTGCTGCGTGCGCGAAGGCGGAAATGTTCTCGGTAGCCATGCCGAGCCGGTCAGCCAATTTGGCGGTCGCGTCGATGGCCTCGAAGGACCGCTTGACCATCACCGCGAGGCCCGCGCCGGCCGCAGCGGCCGCCACAGCGCCCCCGAAGGCCACAATGCGGCCTGTGGTCGCCCGCACCGCGCCGCCGAATCGGTCTATCTTACCCTGCGCCCGGCGCAGTCCCTTCTCGAACTTGGCCGTGCGGGCCGTCAATGCTACGACGATCTTACCTACTACCGCCACGCTTGCCTCCCAGCGCCATCTTGATGCGCGCCATGATCTCTCTGTTGCTCATCGGCCCGGCGCTCCTGTTGTGGAACTTGAGCAAGAAATCTTCAATGCGCCAGGCCCGCTGGCCCTTGCCCCTGTTGACGTTCGCCAGCAGGGCCTCCAGGGACGCGAACCGCCAGTCCTGCCTCAGCTCTCCAATCGGCCCGTTGAGCCGCTCGTAGGCTTGCCACTCCGCGAACTCGCGGCGATCCATTCGTTTCTGCGCCTCGGCGACCGAGCAGCCAAGCGTTATTGCGAGTCGGAACCAGAACTGCCGCTCAGGTCGCCGTCGGAGTTTCCCACCAGGTCGCTCACGTCCTGTTCGCTCAGCGCGTTCAGCTTCATGCCCGCTTCGACCACCCGGTCGAGCGCCACTCGCGCCTTGCGGTTCAGGCGCGGAACGTCCTCGGCCGAGAACAGCCGCTTGCCGGCCGCGTCGCAAAGCACCAGCGCCGAGAACCGGGCCCGGAACGCGGCCATGTTGCTCGCCCGGCCATCCGCGATCTGCAACGAGTTCTCGAAGTCCTCGTATTCGTCGCTCCCCACCACCCGGATGTAGACCGCGCCGCCCCACTCGGGCATCTCCAGCCGCTGCACCCGGGCGTCGACCACATTGAGAATTGCGTCGCGGTCGAGCACGGGCGCGGGCCCCGCATATGCCGGATCGCCGTCCGGCTCGATCTCGGGAGCGGCCATGACGCACCTCGCCTGCTCAGGCATCGTTGCCTCCATTCACTCAGCTTTCCGTTACGGTCCCCGCCACCTTGATCGTGCATGTGGCCGTCATCCGTTCGCCGACGGACATGCTCGGATTGTGGTTCGTCATGAATCCGCTGAAGCTGACGGTGTCTCCATCGCCGCCCGGGTCGATGGTGATGGTCTCTGCGGGCTGGTCGATGGGCGGGTTGTCCGCCACAGCGTATTCGATGGTGATGTCCACGGAGCCGCCATCCACGAGCTCGGCCGGGATGAAGTCCATGTAGTCCGTGCTCCCCAAGTGAGTCGCGTCTATCGAGCCGCGCTCCTGATTCGGTCCGGCCACGTCGATGATGTTCGCAGAGAATCCCGTCGTGCCGAACGTAATGGTGGTGCCTACCCCGTCCTTAGCCATTGCCGTTCTCCTCTCTCAAAACGTCGGCACGTCAACGTGGTGCCGAATCACGTACTCGTGGAGGACGCGCCTGTATGCAGGCTGCCCCCGTCCGCTCGATGGCGCATCCATCATGTCGCGCTCTTCCTCCAGCAGGACGGCGTCCACTACCAGCGAGCCGCCCGTGCCGGTCACCGTCCCCATGTACCCGTTCAGCGCGAGCTTCACCTTC